TTAAATAGGACAAATCACCGTTTATAGATAACTCATCCTTATATTTCTGTATAGACTGCTCGCCTCTTGCGTACAATCTTAAATTATGAAAATTATTTTGGTTAGATTTATATCTACTAGAACTTCTGTCGTTGTTAAACCATTCTGTTTCTATTGCCTTACCTACTTTTAAACCATAATCGTAACTTAGCTTTTCAGCATCACTAACGGTTTGACTTGGGAAATAACTTCTAATGCCAGACTCTGCCATATTTATTATTTGATTATTCGTGAATTACTTCCAGTATTAGTATACTTGGAAACGTTTATATTTAGTTTAGGTTTTTCAACCTTTGCATTCGGTGCATATAAGTGTCTATTGTTTGCCATAATAGCAAGTCCAGAACTTATAGACGCATCGTGTTTTGTTCTTTTGTTTATATCAAATCTACTCCAATCATTTAACAACTCGTTAAAATATAGATCTCCAAAAGTTCCATCTTGTTTCATGCCCACGTGATCTTGAATATGCATCTCAATCGCGGCGGCATGAGCTTGTTTTATATCTTCGCTAGAGTTTGGTATTCCACCTACTTCTTTTTCAGCTACGGATAATTTGTTCCATATTTTATCAGGTCTATTCATACTAAACCCTCTATATCCTCTTCTTCTTAAATAGTACAACAATCTAGGTTTGTTGTTCTCTGCAAGTATTGGCATGCCGTAAAATACTAATGCCATTAAAACATCTTCAAAGAATATCTCTGCCGTAGGTGGTCTTGATAAGTATTCTAAAAAGAAACTATTTGCAGGAGCGTCCTCCATGCTGAACCTTGTAAGTCCATGCAAAGCTCCTTTAGAACCTTCTCCATCTACGGTTCCTGAGATGTCATATGAGTCACAGCCAAAGGCTCCCATATGTTCATTACCAGGATATTTTACACCATTTTTAAGTACCACTCTATTTTGTAATTGCTGAGGTGGAACCCAGCTAACTTTAAATCTACCTTTTGGATCTGGGTAAAATATTACTTGTGAATCTTTTATTCCGTTAACCCATTGAAAATTACCTGTTGTAACTCCTAAGGTTCTAGACATTTCTTCGTTGTAATCTATCTGTTCGTATATTTTAACAAGGTTAAAAATACTTCCTTTAGTCTCATCTCTAAATGCGTGCTCTGTAGTTCTAGGAAACTGGCGATAGAATTCGTTTAACCCATCTTGGTCATCTTTTAAACCGTCAACCTCGTTTTGCCAGCTATCTATTACGCCTACATCTATTAATTCACCGTCTGGTGCGAATCTATCGTGATCAGGAGTAGTAAAGACTGGAATTCCATACTCGTCAATAAATCCTTCGTAGTTCCATTCCATTGGGATAAAAAGAGAGTATAGTCCAGACTTTGTCTGACCATTTCTATTTCTTTTTGTGACATTTGACGAGTTGTATAGTTTTTTAAAGTTTTCTCCACCTTTATCTAATGCGTTTGAAGTTGAGCCCATCATACATTTACCTATTATTCTACTACCTAATCGTAAACATGTTTTTGTAACCCTCCAGTTATTTAAAATATTATCAGGTCTTTCCCACTTACCACTTTCATCATGTACTAGTAAATTTAGTTTTTCACCGTCATAACTATTATCTCCTGTATTCTTCCAATCAATTGTTGTATCTAATCCTTGTATATCTTCTAACTTTTCGTTAGCTGTTATTTTTTTCCTTGTAAACTTACTAGCAGGTACTCTATATGCTAGCTCTGATTTAGGACGGTCCATACCATCTTGCACAGGTTTAAAAAAGAAAGGATAGTTTATACTAATTGGTACAACCTTATCAGTAAACATTTTCTTTGCATCAGCACCTGTTTTAGATAACACTCCATATCTACTATCACTTGCAAGAGTGGCTAAATTAACTGTTTCTGCTGATGACATAAAAGAAAATCCAGAACGTCTATTTTTAAGGTAGCATATACCATAACATCTTTTATCTGCTTTACAAGCTTCCCAGAATATATAAAACAACCTATTTGCTTCTCTAAAATCTGGAGCACCTACGTCTATTTTACTCCACTGAAGATACATGTAATGCGTTCCCACTATATAGGTTGGTTTACCATTGTTCATAAACCAAAACCCTTCTTCTCTTCTTCTAAACTCTTCGTCTATATAATCAAACCACTGTTCTTTATTTTCGTCTGGATAACTTCTCCAATCAAATATATTCTTTAGACGCTCTAGCTCCTTGGGTTGCTCAAATCTTACCCATTTGCTTTTGGGGTGCACGTACACTCCTTTTGGTTCCAACGGCAAGCCAATGCGCAAACCTTGGATTTCAACAACTTCACCAATTTTTCCCGTTTTTGAGATAATAACGATATCATGTTCTTTATCATATCCATATTTCCATTTTTTAGATTTGTTAAGACGACTTATTGTCGTTTTTTTAATTGGTTCTATTACGTTAACTAAACTTTGCTCGTACATTACTTAGATCTACCTTCTGCGAATCCTTTAAAGACTTTTTCCTTTTTCTCTTCAGGTGTTTTTCCCTCAAGCAAGTTTGCTTCTTCTTGTATTCTGTTAAGTATTTCGAATGCGTCAAATATAGCTAGTTTTTTAGTAGCTGCTGCATTTTTCAATCTATCTGCTGATATATCGTCGTCTGAATCTACGATTGCTTCCCTTGCTACCTTAATCAGCTCTTCAACTGCTTTATGCCCAGCTTGGATTATATTCTTCTTCGTCTCCTTGATATTCATATTTGATTGTAATAAAATTAGATAAAACTCGATATAGTCTTTCGTTATCAACGATAAACTCGTATTGACTATTTGGTCTAAAACCAACTAGATCATTAACCTTAACTGTACCGTCTGAATATTTAACGATACCTTGTAAGGGTTTTTCAGATTCAATATTAAATTGATCTATTGCTTTTAAAGGTTTTACAAAACAATAACCTTTTGGAGCTGTCCACTCTTTGTTTCTTTTATATAAAAAAATTTGGTCGTGGTTTATGAAGTAAGTATCTTCATTGAAATAAGCTCTACTATTCTTTTCTACACCCTTTACGTTATGCCATCTGCGAAACACATTATGATGCACTATAACCGTGTCTCCGGGTTTTATATCTGTATCGCCAACAATTGGAGTTGATATAACTTCAGCTTCTCTATTTACATATTGATGGTTAAAAATCTCTGTGTTCAAGATCAGTTCTCCACCATCAACTTTCTTTTTATTATTATATCTTTCTCCTTTTGGCTTTACAACAAAGTTGTAAACACTCTTCATTAGTATTCGAGATTATACTCTACGGATACTGCCATGTTTTTATTAAAGTCTTTCCAAGGAAGCACGTCTTTATTTTTTTTAATATAAACAGAAAATTTATCATCTTCTTCTATGATATCACAGATAGTGTGACCACCATACACTTCTTGCCCCACGGCATAGTGCATAGCGTCATTCTTATAATCTTTACCTACGGAAATTTTACGAATTAACTTCGCCATTTTCTTTTGGATAGTTTATAGTTCCGTCTTGGATGTTAATATCGAAAGTACCGTATTCTTTTTCAAACTCACCTTGAAGCGCTGTTAAATCTTGTCTTAGTCCAGCCGCTTGATGCATCATCTCGTGCTTCTTAACTTCTAAATTACCGATTTCTAATTGAACTCTATTTACACCATTTACGGTATCTTGAACTTTTGCTAACTGCTCGTCAGTTATTTTTTCAGGTTTAACACCTGTAAGTTCTTTAATTTTTGCACTTGTTCCTTTTGTTTTTGTTGTTGCCATTTTTTTATTTAATTTAAGTTAATTTAATTTAATTTGTTTTTATTTTTCAAAAGATAATATAATTCTCATTGGATTTATATTATATAGTTCTTCATTATTAGCTACAGCATCGGCTATTGTTGTTGTAAAAACAAGATCTTGATGGTCTGAATCAAAAGCACCAATAGCCGAAAGTGTTCCTAAAACATCACCTGTTCCAGAATGTATAACATCGCCCGGAGCGAACTTTAATTCAGCGTTTGGATCGTCACCATCACTTGCACCATCAACTTCACATGAAAATCCACCGGAACTTATAGCGCCTCTTGCTTTTACGGTTGTGCCAAAATTAAGACTATTATTACCAACGCTAGCCCCTATATATAAAGTATCATAACCCACATTATCACCAGAGTCAGGATCACCTTCTAATACAAAGTTTGGTATTAAACTTGCAGCAGCACCAGAACCAGTTTGGGATGTAGCAAAATAATCAAATGCTGCATTACCCCAATCTCCTGATCCATCTATATGTGCCATACCTAATATATGATTAGCTACAGCTGGAACAGCAGTTATAGTAGCGTTTCCAGTTCCCAGTGTAGCGGGAGCTGTACCACTTATTGATTTTGCAAAATAGTAATCCATATCTCTTGCTGCCTGTGTACCGCCATCAGTACCTCTAAATATAGCTGTAATAGATATTAATTTATTCGCGCCTCTAGGCACTTGAAATGATGTCCAATCAAATACTAAGTCTCCAGCCGTATAAGCACCTACATGTTGTGATATAGCAGTAATAGTAGGTTTTACTTCTACTGTGAAATATTTTCCCATAATTTTATTTTTTTACTTTTTCTAGTGATCTACCGCCAAAATAAGCACCGATCACGGTTATTAATACTAATTGAAGTAAATCAACCCATGATGATTTTACTTCGAAATTTAATGCACCTGCATCTATAAATATTAATAGCATGGTGCATACTATTAAGAATATCATTACTAATGGTCTAACATTTTTGCTAAGCCATGAATCTGACTTTAAATCAGCTTCCCATCTACTTGTGATGTTTTTCTCCATCTCAGCCTCGTGGTTAGCTATAATTTCTTTTATTTTTCTTTCTGCCTCAAGCTTTTCTTCTTTCGACGTATGTAAGTTATCTATTACTCCTCCTACGCCTTTCACTAACTCTGCCGCTCCTCCTGAGAATAAATTTCCTAACATATTATTTTGTTTTTACTTTTTCAAATGAACTAATACCAAAACATCCTAATGTTACCCATACAAATGAATTATATATTACTTCATTAATTACTAATTCTCCATCTACGAATATAAAACTAGTTGCAAGATCTGCTATAGCAAACAACACCATAACTACAAAAGATGCAAATCCAACTACGTTCTTTTCGTTTATTTCGTTTTTATCTTTAAATAGACTCCACATATTAATGGTCGTTTCCGTTGTTAGCGTCGTTCTCCCAAGGAAAACCAGTATCTCCAGCTTCCTTCCATTTTCCATCTACTAGTATAGAGTCTACACCATCTATATCCATTCTAGGAAACTCCTCACCGTTATAAGTGATACTATCATCATTATAAGCTAGCTTACCAATCTTCATATCAGTAGCATGTCTCATCTCGTGATTGATCACTTGGCGATCTTCGTAACTACCAGGTGTAATGTTTTCATTAACGTAAATAGTTCCATCCATATTAGCTTCCCCCATTACACCTTCTTCTAATGGTACTCTAATAACGGGGGTGCCGGGTACAGAACCTTGTTCTCCAGATTGTTTACCAAAACGCATTTTTGTCTTGATTTCACCACCTGTAGCTTCTAATCCTCTTTCTCTACCTAGTTTAAATCCCATTATTTTTTATTTTTTGTTAATAGTCAGTATATGTAGAAAGTTCAGCTCTTTTTCTTTCAAATACTTTTTGAGTAATTTTACCAGCCTTAAACTCCTGTTTTAGTTCCTTTAGTTTTTTTACATTTGCCTCCTTTAGGTTTTTAGAAGTGTCAACGTCTACTTCTGGAATACTTTTTTGCTTTGTTAAGAAATGCTTTTCTTCCTTTTTTTTACCATGCGTAAACTCAGTTTCATCTTGTTTCACTGGTGAAGTACCTGGATATGAGTATCCACCCATTCTAAATGGTGATGGATTTTTCTTAAATTTTGGCATATTATCTATCTTTATCTTTAATCATATCATCTATAGCTTTATTGTAAACTTTATCTGTATATGATTTATTATTGTAAAATACACTTCGCTCTGAAGTGGGTAAGTCTTCCTCACCTAATAGGACACGATATATCCTACTTATCATTTGAGAACATTTAAAAGAAGTCTTAAATACGGAGTACATTATCGTCGTACGATTCCTATGTCTCCAAGTTTCTATCCAACCTTCTCTTTTTAATCTCTCCCATCTTGCTTTATCCCACGAATATGTATAAACTCCGTTGATAAAATCGTTTCGTGTAAATCTTCCTTTACAATCTAAATAAATTAATAATTCTAAGTCTGCGTCTTTTAACCCGTAAGTTTTACAGACCCACTTTCTAGTGAGCCTGTAATACTTAAGGATATTTAATTCACGCAAATCTTGCGCGGTTAGTCTCAATATTTAACTATTAAGCTAATGCAGCATTAACAGCGATTGCTCCACATGACGTAATGTTAGGTACTAAATAAATAGCACTTCTAGTTGTATCGTCTAGTAAAGTAGTCATGTCATCAGCAACCGTTATAAACGGTGCATCAAGAGCGCTAGCCCCACCTGCAAAATGTGTAGCTAAATCTCTCATAACCTCAAAAGCCTTTCCTTCTGTAATATTTAATATTACTGAATCACAATTTGCAAACTGATCTGCTTCAGCGGCAGCTAAGTATGGAATTTGTGGCTCGAAGAACAAAGTAATAGCCGCGGTAGCCGTCGGATGCATTCCTGTTAATCTTGATAAAAGAAATACGCCTGAGTCTGTTGCAGCAGCATCATCATCTTCGTCTGCGTCTGTTCTAAAGTATAAATACTTTTCACCTGGTTTTGCCATAATTTTTGATTTTTTTGATTAATAATTCGTTTTCGTTTTTAAGTTTTAGGGTTTAGGTTTCTGGTTTAGGTTAATCTACTAGAACAACGTCACCATCACGAATAACTCTATAAAGAGTATCTTTCCATGATATGTCGTGTCCAGCATGTTTATCGTAATATATCACGTCTCCATCTTCTAAACCTTCTACAAGATTTCCACACGATATTATATTTGCTTTTATATAACGGTTATCTACATCTGTGTCGTCCGTCATTATAAGACCAGCAACCTTTTTAGGTTCTGTCTTTATTCTGTCTACTATAATATATCTATTAATTGCTTTCATTCATTCTCATATTTGAAATTACACAATCTGCAGATATAATTGTTGATACTACACTTACCGCATTTTTCAGTGCGGATTTGGTTACAAGTACTGGATCTATTATTCCAGATTTAATCATATCAACTCTTTCACCAGTTACTACGTCTATACCGTAACCTTCATGATCTTCTGTTCCTTCCATGATATGTATACCAGCATTATCTAATATAGTATGAAAAGGAGATTGAAGAGCTTTTAATAGGATTTTCTCACCAACACCCTTAGGTTTTATCTTTTGCGAAGCGTTTAATAGTGCAATTCCACCACCAGGTACAATTCCTTCCTTAAGTGCAGCTTTTGTAGCGTATATTGCATCTTCTATTCTATCTTTCTTTTCTTTGAGCTCAACTTTAGAATCAGCGCCTACTTTTACCATTCCAACAGAACCTGATAGCATAGCTAGTCTTTGCCTGTGTTTCTTTTGTATAAACGGGTTTTTATCCCATTTATCTATAGTCTTTTGAATACTAGCTATTCTTTCTTCCATTTCATCCTCTGGAGTTTCTATAGTAAGAACTGTGTTTTTATCATCAGTTATAGCTGTGTACGCTTCACCTAAACAATCTACATCGATTAAATCAAGATCATCGCCTAATTGCTCGTTAATCACTTTAGCCCCAACTAAAAAAGCAAGATCTGCAACAGTATCTTCCTTTGTAGGACCAAAGCCTGGTAAGTCGATTATATTTACCTTTATATTACCTTTCACCTTATTCATAAGTAAAGCAGCTTTAACTTGTTGGTCAACTGGGGCAACTATTAATAAAGGGCGCTTAGTTTTTATAACATGTTCTAATACTGTTTGTATTTTCCTTATGTTTGGTATTTCTGAAGATACTATTAATACTAATGGGTTATCAAGCTCACATATCTGCTTGTCCTTATCAGTAACGAAATGTGGGGATGTGAGTCCTGAGTCGATTTGAACACCGTCTACAATTTCGACGTATGTCTCTTCAGTTGGAGACTCTTCCATTAGTACCACACCATCTTTACCTACTTTAGTATAAGCTTCCGCTATAATCTCACCTAGTTCCGTATCATTATTACAACTTATTGAACTAACAGATTCAAGCATATCGCCTTCGATCTTGACAGAAATCTTATTTAGGTAATCATTCACCTTTTTAAGTCCGGATTTAATCCCGTCTTTAATTTCTCTAATAGTAGCATCGCTACTGTTTACTTCTTTTAACAGAGATTCAGCAAGGACGGTAGCTGTAGTAGTACCGTCACCCGCTTCTCTCACTGTATTTCTAGCAGCTTCTTTAATAAGGGTTGCCCCCATATTTTCAACCGCGTCAAATAAGACAACAGATTCTGCTACTGTTACACCGTCTTTTGTTATGACCGGTAAACCTCTGGCATCTTCGTATATAACGCATTTACCTGATGCTCCTAAGGTTGATTTCACTGCTTTTGCTAGCTTTTCAACGCCAGCAACTATTTTACTATTTGCGTTATCGCCAAAACTTACGTCTTTGACAATCTCGCTTGGTTGATTGTATTCCATGTATTTAATTAAATTTGATTAAAGTGTGCTTATTCGAAAGTTTTTACAACCTTTGGCCCTTTCGTAGCCTCTAATTTGTCTGCAAAGTGCTTAACACTACCATTTATTGCAGTTTCAGCGCCTTCTATTGTTTCTCTACGCGTAACATCTTGCCAAGAATCTATTTTATCAGGATTTAAGCATTCTGTTTGGTAAAATCCATTAGGTAATTGGGTAATTCGCCAGTTTTTCTTCTCAGCGAGGTGTTTCCAGTGTTTAATGGTTGTTTCATTCGGTTTAATTGTGCCAGTTGAACTGGTCTTGTAATACAAGTAAGTCATTTTGGTTTTATTTTTGGTTAATAACTTGGTTTAGGGTATTTCCCTATTTTTTTATTTTTTTATTTTAAGACCCAACTGTCCTGGTTTACCCCCTTTAAAGTATATCGTATTTGGGTCAGTTGCGTAAATTTTCTTTTTTGGTGCGTCACTTTTCTTGCTTGATGTTTTCGTTTTTTTACTCAACGGTGATATACCTCTCATCTTAAATGGTCCTGACATAATATTTATTTTTGTTGTTGATAACTTGGTTTAGGGTGTTTCCCTATTTATTTTCTATTTCTTTTCATAACGTATCCTCGTTTTTTTGGTGTAGCTGAAGATTTATATAGTCCCTCTACTGGAGCCTCATTATTTATTGATCTAGCGTAATCACTATAGGTTGCATCTCGTAATAAGTCTTTATTTACCGCGATTTTTTGCCCATAACTCCTAGACCCTTCTTTTTTCTCACTACTCTTTTTGGATGATTTAGAATTTTTAGTGGTTTTGGAGGTGGACGATTTTTTGTTTTGTCTTCGCCATTCTGATAATTGCAAACTCATTGATAAACGCGAATTGTCACTTTGATCTTTATTTTTATTGTTCTTTAATACAAGCGCTCTTACTTCAGCCCGCGTCATTCCTTTATAATCTGCCATAATATTTTTAGTTTATTCGTTCTTAGTTCCTCGGCCAAAATTGCCTCGGTTATTTTTTATTGATACTCTTATTGGTGCACCAGAACCAGTGTGATGCAGATCAGAATCGGATCTTTGCCCTAATCTTTGGTTCTCTGCTTTCTTAGCTTTTCTAACCGGAGACTTAGCCATAGCAAGATCTCTAGCGGCCTTCTTTTTAGCTGCTGATGGTGATAACTTCTGCTTGAGCTTAAACGGTGTTCCTTTCATACTTAGTATGATTACACGCTAAAGAAGTAATTTACACTATGACAATAGCCTATTACTCCCTATCTCTACTAACCTATCTCTACTAACCTATCTCTACCCTTAGATATTACTCTAGTAATATCCTTATGTAGAGAGCAAGAACACAACTATTAAAATAACCGCGTATATTACTGGTGATAAATCTATTTTGTCTGTTTCCATGTTTTTATAATTCCTTGCGGAATATGTGTATTTAATGGTTGGTATGCTAAGAAATTATTAAGTGTGACACTAGCCTGTTACTATATCCTTGTTAATAGGCTTATGTCACATAAAAAACGCTGTAAATATAGAACTGGAGTGCTGCCCCCTATCTCCCTGGCTACCAGCCCATTACAAAAATCGTTTTTATTTAGGCCATGGCCCTGATTATCAACACGTTACGTCGAAAGTTTTTACCTTTTTGTTACTATTTCGCCGAACATTTCACATATACTATTATTTATTTGTACAAACTAAATACGATATCATTTGGATAATATATATGTAAACAAACTAACAATGAAACAACTAACAACATCAATAGCAATTAACATATGTGAATTAGTTTACAGTTGTGAACACAGTGAGTCAGTGGTATACTCTACAACAATAAATATCATACAAATAAAGTATATACTTTTACAATGTAAATACGACACACAATGGATAATATAAATGTAACAAATAACTTAATAATAATTAAATAAATAAAAAATGTCAAAGTTAAACAAAGTTGAAGAACTCAAAACTAAAAGATTTGTAATAAGAAAGTCTCTTATCGGTAAAAATGTAGTAATAACATTTACTAATAAAAAACAAGAAAATGTATCTTATAATCATGATGAAGTGTATAATGCACATTCTGAAAAGTTTGAACAAATGAATTGTTTCCAAAAGTATAAAAGTTATACTAATACAAATGCAGTTCCAGCATTTTGCAGAAATCTTCAAACAGTTACTGAATAATAGTAAGTAATTTTCTTGAACAGAAGTGTTAGTTGAGTATCATTCCCACTATAAAAATGAATGACCAAGTAGTTTAGTCTACACTGTAGTAACGGTTTTTGTAAGTTCGATTCTTACACTACAACAATAAATGAAGTTTACTTATACACATATAACTAAAGATTATACTGAAATAACAGAGTATAATATAAGTAAAAATAATAAAATAAAAAGTAAAATTATGTACGAAGCATTAGAACACTGGAATGAGTACCAGAAGAAAATAAAAGCTCAACAAGAAATGGATAAATTCCTTAATGAATTAATCGCTAAAAACGGTACAACAGAATATTAAATTATGAAAATATATAGTGAAATAGAATTAAGAGAAATGATTTCAAACTTGAGATTAGTAAAAGAAGTAGCAAATGACTATGGATTACAAGACGAAAGTGAATTAGATTTAACTACATATGAATTGTTATTAGAAAGTTTACTAATAGATAAATTAATAAAAAATATAAAATTATGAGAGATTATAGTATAACAAGAAATGAAGGTGAGTGGTATCATGCGAAAGTAACTGATAGTTATGGTAACAAATATGATAACTACTTTGAACATGCTCACGAAGCTAATAAATGGATATACTATGTCTGGGAGAAGGAAGAGTGGTTTAACTCAACTAATTCACAAGAATTACTAGCAAATGCAGTAGCAGAACTCGCTCGAATAGATGAAGAGAATAATATAAGAAAAATAATGTAATAATAAAAATAATAAAATGAAGAAACTAACTTTAAGTGTAGCTGCACTAACAATAGCAATGATGAGTTATGGTCAAACTCAATGTGAATCCTTGACTAAAGACAGTGTACAGTGTAAAAACATGACTAAACAAGGCAATTCTTGTTACTTACATAACGAAAATTATGTGAAATCTAGTAAGGTTTTAGCCGTGAGATGTACTGGAACTACTAAAAGTGGTAGAAACTGTAAAAATAAAACTAAGAATACTAACCAATTGTGTTACTTACACGCAGCTAAAAACGATTAAATTATGAGTAATGAATGTAAACAAGCAAGAAACACAGTAATAACAACAACAATAATATTAATAGCAATACTACTATTTTGCTCAAGTTGTGGCTCGAGTAGATGCGCGAGCGCACCAAATAGCTGGGGAAGTAATTGCGCAGCTTACAGATAGAATGGTTCAAGTGAGTTCGATTCTCACCTATCTACTAAAAAAATAAATAACTATGAAAAAAATAACTAGAACTATGTTTGCTATAGGTATAATCTTTAGCTCATGTCAAAAAGAAGCGAATTACGCTAGAAATTATAGTCAACCGCTAAATGGAAATGACTTAACAGGCGCTCAAAGAAGTGGAAATATATCTTGGTACGAAGGTAAAAGTGATGAAGAATGTATTGCTCAAATCAAAACATTTAGTAATTATGACTCAAGTAAACCAATATTCTTATCGCCCGATGCGTATGATTTAAGCGAGAATGAAGGTAATATATCAATTTCTTCAGCAAAAGCTGACTACATTTTGTTTCCACATGCTATAAGTAGTATGTCGAACGAGTGGGGATGGGATTACTTAAATGAACTAAATGAATTAAAAAATGAGTACGGAGCAGAAGGAACACAAGTATTTTTAGACAAATACTTAAGAGGTGACAGTACGTTAGGAATGAAATTAAACAAAAACTTTTAAACTATGAAGAAATTAACATTAAGCATTGGTTTAGTGGCAGCAATTCTGTCAGCTAAAGCACAAGACACAACCTGTACATATTTTACAGGTAAAAAAGTATTAGAGTTTGACTATCAAACAAACGAAATATTATATGAAGCAAAGTATGAAAACAGATTCTATGATATTGAAATAAAATATGGCGATGTACTATGTTTAGACTTAAGTGACAATAAGTCTAGGGTAAGAAAAGTAATAACAACGTTTTTTGATGGAGCTACTAGAACAGATATATTAGATAGTGAAAATGACGTGTATTATTCACCACGAGGTGCGGTTAAAGTATCAGTTGGTAAATCAAGAAATATTATATTAGGTAACTAATGGGAGCGTGGATAATGCTAATATTGATCACTATAATGTTATATAATACATTGGTAAACGATTATACAAACTGAATACGATTACTAATGGATAATATATATATGAAATGTAAATGTAATAAACAAATACCAAATGGTAGACTACGTCTCGGCTTCAAAGTATGTGTCACTTGCTCTTCAGTTGAAGCGTATGGTTGTGCGCCAGTAATCAACCATAAAACCGGCAATAGTATACAAATAATGTCAGCAAGTGATGCAAAGCGTATTGCTAAATTAACTCGCCGCAAAGGTTATGGCACAATGTTAGGGTAATGAGTAGTGGAAATCCGGGAAACCTAGTACGCGTTAGGTATAAAACAAGGACTACTCTTTTTGAGTGGTAAATTAGTTCGTAGTCTTCTTATGGCTGTCTAAAACCACTCAATCTCTAACA